TTCCACCCAGATCGGACTATATCTTCACTATATTTCAAGTGCCTCCTGTTTCGAATAACTTTACCGACTTGTTATCCTACTCTACTCCCTTCTCTCTGGTTTCGATAGTCTCTGAACGCTCCTCTATTACAAGGCTTCGCTGCTGATTCCACAAGGTCACCACACACAAGGGTTCCAGCAATTAAGGAGGTTTATACTGGGCATTTTACGCTCGCCTCACCCAGTCCCAATGCTCGGTGTCTTCTAGCGAATTTATTAACAGCCTCTAAACCAGGAATCCTAGCAGAGTTCTCTATAAATTCAGACATAACAGCATCTAGGAAGTAAATAGCTAGTTTTACCGTATCTGTATTCTTCCACTCATCGTAAAGCTCTAAGTTAAGTGAAGATAAGCAGCATACAAAGCTTTCATCAGGGTCATCAAAAAGTCCCACTTCTGAACATTGCCCTATTAATGCACCATTGAAGACTCCCATATGTCTCTTAGGCTCAGTAAAACAGTAAGTATCATGTAAACCTTCAATCTTCTCTGGCTTACTTTCAACTCTAACAAATCTAAGAGCTCCACGGTTAGGTTCTTTGATGATGTTCCATTTTACTCGATTACAAACCAAACCTAGTTCTGTTAATTTAGTCAAAGCTCCACAACTTATAACAATTCTCCACACATGATTACAGTCATACTCTTTTAATTCTCCAGTGCCATCATTTTTAGGCATCATAAATCTACCCGCTTTTCGGTTAAGTGCTATTTTAGAATGACACCCTAAAGTTTGTAGCATTAATTGTAAATCTCGTAAAAATTGTTGATTAGTTGAAGCTATTTGAAGACTGCATGAACCCTCTACTGATTTTAAAGAAGTCCCATCTGCATCTAATAAACCAGCTAACCACTTAAGCCTTGATTCTATAGTATAATTAGCTCCTGGAACAAAATACTTAACTTTCAAATCTTTTCCATAACCGTAATCTCTATTTAAATTAGGTTGACTAGCCCAAATATCTACAGAGGAGAAGAACTTTTGTAAATCTCTCTTTTTGTTATATAAGTAGATTTTACTCTTTCCTCCGTATTCACATCCATCTCCTGAAAAGAATCCGTTATCGTAAGCATGCTCTAAAGTTTCCTCACCTTCTATAATAGGCAAATCAAACTTTATTAACTTATCACCTTCTTCTAATTCCTGAGCTCTCTTCTCTACGATTTTACCTCCTCTACCTGGGATTCCAACTTGAACGTAGAACTTGTGGTAAGGAGTACAGTCAATCTCTTGTCCAGAACTTAGCTTAACTTTTACTAATTCTTGATCTGAACCCGTCTTCTTAACTGTAACTTTACTCCACTCTTCTCCATTCCAAACCTCTACTTCTTGATCTTCCAATTCTCCAATAACTTGATAACCTTTAGATGTAAGTATTTTAGTATAAGGAGCTACACAAAGATTAGAGTGAGTTATCTGCATCTTCTTATCCTTATACACCTGAGGCTTATTTCTGTTTACACTATCAGTGAAGAATAAGTACGGTAAACCTTTTTGTTGTCTACTTTCTAGAACCTTAGCCCATATCCTTCTTTTCTCCATATCACCATCCACCATCTCTTGCATCCAATAATCAGGTATACATGCTCCAGTAAATAGGTTTTGTATAGGATTCCCGATATCTCTAATCTGCAAGAACTCTTCAAAATCTGGATGGTCTATGTCAAGGTATGCTGCAAAGGCTCCTCTTCTCGTCAATTTTGTTCCACCAAGGTCGCTAATCTCGGTGCGTTCTCTGATGAACTGCTGTAAGTTTTCCCTACATGTTCAGACTATATCTTTACCATTTAAGGCAGCGTATGTTTCCCCTCGCTTGAAGGTACTCCCTAAGGATAGTCGTTGAACCCTTCCCATTTTACAGGGACTCCGGCTGCTGATTGCCCAATACTAACAATTTTCAAACATTCACACTTACCTTTTCAGATTATGTTGTAGTTTGTTAGTCTCTAAGGGGGTCCCAGCAATTAATACGCTAGTTTTACAGGTATCCCCAAGAATAAAACTTAAGATCCCTGTGACACAACACCCATAGTCGTATCGAAAATCTGCATAAAAGGAACTGGACCAGAAGATTCACCATTATCCTTTATTTTAGCTCCTCTTTCTCGTATGTTCCCAAAATAACCAGATGTACCTCCTCCAATCTTAGTCTGCATAGTTACTTCTTTCAGCTTATCAGAGATTAGGTTTAGTGAGTCTGGAACGTTAACCCCAAAACAATTATGTACAAAAACTTCAGCTTCGGGTAGATAAAAGTTATGACTCGGATGGTCTACTTCTATATCGAATACTGATACCTCTTCTTCAGCTTCTACATTCTTAACTTCAACAACAGTCTTATACGATTCTCCCTGAAGTTTATCTAGAGTTTTTATTTCTTCAGCAGGTTTGTATTCACCATTAGACATTAGAATTAAGTGATCAGGAGTACATCTAATATTGTTCGTACCAGCTTCTCCTACACTTAAATATACCAAACTCTTAGTCTTCTTTGTTTCCCACACTCGGTTAATCTTAGAATACTCAATCGTCTTAGTGTCGGTGTTGAATACTTTAATCTGGAAATTTCTTACTCCTTCATCCCATCTTTTAGTTAATTCTTCAATGGTCATAGTTAGGTGTACATCTCCAGACTTAACTTCAATTAGAGTATCACCCGAGAGACAGGATATCGGCAAACCTCTCTGTGTACCCATATTAGCCCAAATAGGTGAACTTAAACTCATCCAACCATTCCAGACAATTTCTTTAAACTTTTCCTTAAGGTCAGGGCGTTTTAGTCTCTTGGCAGCTGAAGAAGTTATCCTCTCAAGTGCTCCATCTAGGTTTTCTCCTCTAAGTAAGTAACCTCCATTTAGCATTCTAGACGATTCTTCATTAAACCACCAAGGAACTTTAACGTCCTGATTTTCATTTGTTAAACTCATATATAAATCGATTTAGTTACATCTTCTCTACATATAAGTCTTTAACCCCTAAGTCTAGCCGGTCATGACTTTTAAATCCTTTTCCACATCTCTAATCTGCTCATCAAACCACATCTTATCCTCATCATTAAAGTTCTCATATTCACCTAGAAGTTCTGCATACGTACCACCAAAGCCATCATAAGGGGAATAGTAATATCTCTCAAGCATCCCTTTCTCATCATCTAAAATCAACTCATCATAATCACCATTGAGTAGAACAACCGAATCTTCCTCCTTTACGTACCTTATTTGTATATCCTCGTCCCAGTAATCTTTAGGTGCTCCATGTAATCTGTAAGCTCTGATGATTTTCTCTAATTGTTCTAGGCTGCTATCTGAGAGTTTTTCTAGTCCGATCATTACAATTCCATCTTCAGCCATATCTCTTCTTTTGCCATTAGTTCTTCTTCTATGGTTGGGAAAGGTCTAATAACGTCCCTAGGTGTATAAAAGTCTTGTTCGCAGTTTGGATAGTCTAATAAACCTAATGTTACTAAATCTCCCTTATCGTGGTGAACTAAATAAGGCTCTCTGTCTGGATCATCTACAAAATACATAACTCTCCAGCTCTCTAATATCTCTTGTTTACTTACCTGTTGAACCATAACCACCTTCTCCTCTTTCTGTTTCACTTAATTCTTCTACCTCTTCAAACTCAATCTTAGGGTACGGGATAATTATAAGTTGAGCAAATCTTTCACCTAACTCGTATATCTCCGGATCCTCACATGTTGGGTTGAATACAGATTTGATTGGACCTCTATAGTTTGAATCGATTACACCTACAGAGTTTGTCATTTCTAGATCTTTCTTACAAATTGAGCTTCTAGGGAATAACAACCCAACATAACCATCCGGGATTTCCAGTGCAAGGTCGCTAGTGTATATGTACTGTCCCTTCTCGTTTACTTTGTAGGCTGTTGCTGTAAGGTCTAATCCTGCATCCCCGTCTTTAGCATATTTAGGGATTACAGCGCTTTTGTCTAGTCTTTTGATTTTTACTTTCATAATGTTTCTTTTTAGTTATTATCTTCTTGTTCAATTAGTGGTAGGTGTCCTTTTTGTTTTAATAGCTCGTATAGGAATAGTCTACCCTTCTGAGTCCATCTTGTGTGTAACTGATCTCCCTTTCTACCATCTTTATAAATTATTGGAGTAGTGTGGGATTTAGTGTAGCCAAGCTTAGCATACTCTTTATACAGAATCCATTGACCGCTTTGTTTGAACTGTATTTTATTTTCGTGTAGCAGCTTGTTTAACTCTTGAGCTGTCATTCCATAATCCTTAGCTATTTGAGTTACTGTAATTGTATCTGTTGAAGCTAAAATCTGATCGTAGTAAGTAACTTTAGGTTCATATTCAGCTATTAGGACATTCTTCACTTCAATTTCACCCTTAAGCTTTTCATTTCTCTCTACTTCATCTGCATAGGCTCTAAGGGCTTCAACTAAAGTCAGTCTTGGATTAATATTTGTCTGAGCATTCTCTAACTCTTCCCACCTTCTATTTACTTTAATTCTAAGCTCTGTATTGTAACCTGTCATTAAATCCATAGTTTGAATCTTGGTTAAAAGACATTCTCTATGTTGTTGATTACCAGTGTTCTCATGAGTGTAGTACCCTTGCTCAATTTTGAGCAGGCCTAGTTTTTCATAACTCTCATTAAGCTTGTCACAGTCCCGTATTACATTCTTATGTTGCTTCCCTGTAATTTCTGCTATTTCTCTACTTGACATTTTAGGTGAGTTACTGTTGTTCGCTCCACCTACTTCTTTTAATAATAATTCCATATCTTTAAACTATTTTTATTTAATTATTTTAACTGGTCCAACTTTGGGCTCGTTTAGTTTCACTCAGCTCAAAAGTGAGCCCGTTAATAAACTCAAATCTGAGGGCAGTAAGATTCACTCAGCCCAACTTTGGACTCAGCACTTAACTATTCTAATATTCAACTAGAACTCAAATCTGAGGAATCACTAAACCCCTTTCTCTTTCCATGGTAGTATCCCGTTCTCTTTTAGGATGTCATAAATAAAAGCCCTTCCCATAGGAGTCCACTTAGGGCTAATCATGTAATCTTTGTGACCTGTTGGGATAGCTTCTACGTAACCCTTGCCTTTATATTCCACACAGAGTTTCCACGCTTGAGCTCCAGTAGGTTTATAGATGATTCCTAGTGCTTTCAGTTTATTGTTTAAGGCTTGAGCTGATAAGTTATATTCACTGGCTATCTCTCTAGTTGAGTATCTGCAGTTCTTTCTCTTCAGGATATCCTCTCTATACTTTGAAACTCCCTCTTTTAATACAACTTTTGCGGGCTTATCTTCCTCTATAACTTCCGGCTCAACTGGGAATAAGTCGTTAATATCATTAGTTATCTCCTTTCTCATTTCCCCAAGTACTTTATCAGCTAGTTTTGACATTCGATTAGCCTTAACTTGATCTAATAACTGTTCTAGAGCGGATTCGTAGTCTGACGGTAGAGTATAGGCCTTTTCATCTTCAAACTTTCTCCAGGTTTCTATTATCTTAGCTCTGATCCTATTACTATAATTAACGGTTGCATACAGAGTTTCTTCTTTGTTTAGCAGGTACCCATTTTCGTATCTCTCAAATTCAGCTCCAAATACCACTCTCCACATCCCTTCAACTCCTGCAATGTCTCTAAGTAAAATATCATGGCTTTCTCCAGTTAAGCTCGCAAGTTCTTCTGATGTTATTTTTAGTAGTCTCATGTTTTCTAGTATTTAATGTTAGCGACTCCGTAATGTTGTAAAGTTAAGACGATCTGATCTGTATCTATAAACCCTGGCAGTAGTCTTCTTAACTTCGCTCCTTTGAAATAAATATAATCTCTATCAGCTGTAATCTTTTCTGTATACGATTCATTAGAGTTAGCTGAGAAAGTTAGTCCGTTAATTCTCTTGATTGTTTTTCTGTCTATTGTCACCATAATGTTGTTGTTTTGAAATGTTAATAAAAATGAGAGAGAAGAGCCTGTTTATTGACTCCTCCCTCTCTAGTTATGAAAAAAGTTAAAAATGTTTAGAATAAGCTCTCTGCGTCAAACGGCTTATCGTGCTTAGTGTACGCTGTAGGTCGCTTAGCAAAGAAATCATCAGACTCTCCAGAAAATACCTCTTCATCAAACCACTTCATTTTACTGTATTGTTCTGTTGTGATATTGTAGATTTTCTTGTAACCCATTTGTTCTAAGGCTGTATCTACTCTGAATTTCATAAAGTTAACTACATCTTCCTTAGTATACCATTCAAATTCCCCTTCTTCAAATATCCAGTCTAGTAGCTCAGATTCGTAAGCTATGTAGTCTTTTATGATTTCTTCCACAGCTTCCTGACTCTTCTTCATTTCTGGGTGTTCTAGGAAGATTTGGTTGAGTAAGAATATTCCAGCGTTTGCATGGCAGTTTCCAGTGATCATTGGTCTATTATTTCCTCTTTTAACAATAATACCACCAGAAGGAACCGTAACACAGCCTACCTCTAAATCTGGGGACGCATCCTCAATTAGCTTTTTAGTGTGAGATCTGAGTATGACTTCCCCGGTATCTTTGGAGCATAAATTCACCCTATAAGTTGGAGCATAACCTTTCTTTTGATTAGGAGCTAATTTTGTTATGTATCCAGCCAATATTCCCATAGCTTGCACTTTCTCAGCGTCACTTAAGTTATTAGTCGAATATATTATGGCATCTTTAGCTATACTGCCGTCCCAATGCGAAAGTTCCTCAATAAATTCTTCAGCATACTTACGATTCACTTTACCTAAATCTACCCAGTCGAAGTTCTTAGGGAATGGATTAGTTGCTAGATCATAATTAAGCTTAAACTGAATATAACCTCTAGAACACTCATTGCTTTCTGAATAATCAACTTCAAGCCTTTTTAGTAACTCTCGCATTCTTTCTATTTTTCTCTCACTCTTCAAACCGAAAGTTAAGTTCTTACCGTTATTTTGACCTATGTAGTAAGTCTCTCCTGCTTTGTTCTTATTCTTTCTTAGGCATCCATCGGCTTGAGCGGCTATTCTAAGTCTATCCCAATCTGTAAGTTCTATTTGGTTATCACTCTCAAATAAACCTGTTACCGGAATCATCTTAGTAGAAGATTGGTTAATCTCCCTAAGTGGACTTTTTTTCCAGGTTTCATTCTGCTTATAAATAACATCATGATCTTCCGTCATAGTTACCCCTGAATAAGCATTAGAGAAATCGTATAGCTTCTTATCACCTAGCTTCTTACTAATAGTCTTAAGAACTCTCTCTAACCTAATCTTACCTTCTTTAAATCCAAACACCTCATCACCTACTTTCATATCCTTTAACAATCTCCATCCTTTTGGTGTAAGTATCTGGGTATCCCGAAGGTCTAAACAGTTCTCATCTACGGCACTCCATGCTATTATATTCGCTATATTCTTCATCACACCTTTAAATCGAGACATGGCTAGGATATTCGCAAATTGACTAAATAGACTGGAGTTCTCAATAACAATGACAAAGAAGAATAGCTTATCCACAAAGTTCATATCAGGCCCAAAGTGCTTCTCAAATAACTCTAATTTCTTCTTAAATATTGGTACTTCCAGCAGCTTTTTAAACTCATCATTTAGCCCTAAAACCTCTATTAGTCTAGCATAACTTTCACTATGTCTGCAGTTGCCTGATATAACTACACCTTTATTCCTCCTAACAATAATACATCCGGATGGAACAGTTACACAATATACATAATCATCATAATCTACTTCAACTCTTTTTGGATAAGTAGCTTTATCAACGGGCGTAATAGTTAATGCCCAACAGGTTTTGGATGATTTTCTTACTGGATTACCTTGAGGATTAACCACCTTTAAACCTTGTTCAGCAGTTCTGTTGATCCCTTTACATGTTCTATATCCTGAAATTGCACATACTTCTATCACTTTATCAACAGCTTCTTCTCTAGCACTGTAGTAAGTAAAATACTCAAGGCCTGGTTTAGTCGAACTATCCCAAAGTCTAAGCTCATCTAAAAACTGTTTACCCCAATTAGAGTTTATCTCCTCTAGATTAATATAAGAAAAGTCCTTAATCTTCTCTATAGTCTCCATAGTAACAAATCCTTTTAATGATGCATTTATCGCAGTCATACCGTTGCTTCTTTGGGATCTATTGTATTTTATTCCAAGTTCATCCAGGAAACTTATTAACCTCTCAATCTTACGTTCCTTACTTAATGCAAACGAAAAATCCAATCTCTGGGCTTCTTTACCGGTAGGAGTAGTGCCAAACAAACTTCCATCTGCCTGAATCGCTACAAGAAGCCTGTCCAATGTCGTAAACTCTTTGTCTCCTGACTTATACCCTGCTGATGGAACCAAATAATTACCTCCCCAAATACCGTCACAAGATTTAGCTTTCTTAACAAGGTGTGAACTGGGATGCTCTACAATAATCTCATGCTCAGGAGTTATCATTAAATCTATAGTCTTCCCTAAATAATGGTGTAGCTTACCTTTAAATGGTTTTGTAATGTATTCGGTAGGCTTCACAAAAGTTACAGATTTATCGCTTATCTCATATTGTGCAACTAAATCATCCTCAGTTAAATCTCTAAAATGCTTGAACCCACTATTAGTTAAAACCTGTGTATCCTTATCAAAACACTCGGACTCTGCAAATGTCGCTCCAAGGTTATTAAATTCAGGTTTTGGAAGTACTTTATGAAGATCTCCCCAGAAGGATTTAACTGCAACTTCAACCTGAGCGATGGCCAAAGCGTTCCTCTTAATACACTCCTGTTCATGCGGTTTTAGTTTAGTTTTGAAATCCTGAACATCTGCATCAAAGTTTACCTCAGAGTGTACCCAGAAAGTTTTATTCATTGCGTCTATAAATTGTTGAACCTCCGGGTATTCGAAAGGTTTATATTCTACTCTCTTCTTAAAAATGTCTCTACTCATAATAATTTTCTTTTGGTTGTTCTAATTTTAAAATAATGTCTATAGTTTCTGATATCTTTTGACACCCTTCTTCGTACATAAGCTCATCAACTCCTTCCTGTTTCAGAATCTCCAGTGCACCTACCATAGTTTCCCTAAATCCTACCTCTGTGGCAAATGCTGGATCCCTGAAGAAGTTTAAAACCGACTCCACTGCATCTACTACCTCTAAATACCAGAAGTAATCCTTTCCTATTCTATCTCTTAAGTCTATCTTCAACTCCCATATCGGACGTAATTTTTCTGGCGCAGTTATAGACCATTTCTCTTCCTTAACTAGATCTACATAAGCCTTAAGCATGCCTTCTTTTATCAAGTTGGAGTCGTCCTTGTATTTTTCCAGTAACTCAACTGCTCTACTCATATAATTTGTTTTTTT